ATGAAAAAAATCATTATCTCTTTATTACTCCTGGCAAGCTCCGGAGCCGCGCTGGCTGCGCCGCAGGTCATTACCGTCAGCCGTTTTGAGGTTGGCAAAGATAAGTGGGCGTTTAATCGGGAAGAGGTGATGCTGACCTGCCGCCCGGGTAACGCGCTGTATGTCATCAATCCCAGTACGCTGGTGCAATACCCGTTGAATGATGTTGCCAGACAGCAGATGGAGAGCGGAAAAACCACGGCAAAGCCGATCGAGATTATCCAGATTGATGATCCGGCGAAACCGGGCGAAAAAATGAGCCTGGCACCGTTTGTGGAGCGTGCAGAAAAGCTCTGCTAATTGTCAGATGTAGCGCTCTGATTTCCAATAAAAAACCGCAAGGTTCTCGCACGAGAACTTGCGGTTTTTGCGTTTGGATGTGTAACAAACGTCCTTTTTTTCCGGCCACTTTAGTCGCGGACTGGAAAACCTGGCGCTGTCATCTATTCTTAAATGGCAGGGTAACTTAGCCTGCATTAATGCCAACTTTTAGCGCACGGCTCTCTCCCAAGAGCCATTTCCCTGGACCGAATACAGGAATCGTATTCGGTCTCTTTTTCTCGGGCTTTAATTTCAGTCACTTAGGACTCCATGTCCGAAAATGTCCGAAATTTGTCCGAATTCAAATATTCGGTCTTTATTCGTTATACCACACCATTTTTAACATTCACAATTCATTTACGAAGAAAAATTAGATCAGCACATACTCTTTTTTTCTCGTATCAAGATACTTCTCAGTCATTTTTTCTGACTTGTGCCCCAGCAGTTTTTGCGCAAAATCCTTCCCGAATTCCTTCTCATACATCCTTCCCGCCAGACTCCGAATTTCATGAAATGAAGGTGGGTTTTCTGAAAACTTTAGACCAGAAAAATTTCGTGCTTTCACAAAACCTTTTGTCAGACTGTCCAGGTTTATGCTTCCGTCTTCGCTGTTTTTTCTGATCCCGGGGCTTATTAAAAAATCGCATCGACTGACAAGCCGGCAGCGATCGATGATGGTCGACAGTCTCAGGCCGGATGCTTTCAACATCAGTGAAAGTGGGATAGCAAGGCAAGACCCGGTTTTTTGTTGTTCGATGTACAGTCGGTCATCTTTAATGTCACTGAAGCGCATCCGGGCGACGTCTTCACGTCGCTGACCGGTGACCAGGGCGAGATCCATCGCCAGTCCGAACCATGCTGGCATGCGCTCTGCACCAGCACGAACGGCCACAAACATTTCATATTCCAGGCGTTCGCGCAGCACTTTAATTTTCGGTGCTCGAGTTGGGTCCACAGGATTGGAATCAACACGCCCTTCCACAACGGCCTCACGGAAAACATCAGACAGTACTGATCGCATGGTTCCTGCCATCGTTGTTTTGCCGCACTCCGTCCAGCGATCAATAAACTCAGCCACATCTCGGGTGGTTATGCTGGCCAGTATCATTACGCCAAAGTATTCTCTAATGGTCGCCAGCTGCCCGGCGCGAACTTTGTAAGTATTGGTCGCTAGCTTGCGTCGTTGCAGGATAATTTCGTACCGATCGAGCCAGCTGGCCATGGTGTATTCATTAGTACCTTTCAGTTGTTCGAGTAGGGCGATTGGAGTGTAATTTTTATCGATGTAGTGATTTGCTTCAATGGCCTGGGCGATCGCTTCCCTGCGCGAAATTTTACCCAGAGATATCTCTTTTCCGTCGACGGGATTGCGCCAGGAATATGACTTCCTGGCTTTACGATAGGTCAGATTCTTAGGCAAATTAGCGTCATACTTGTCCGGCCTCGCCATCGATAATCCTCTCTATCAATCGCCCTTTTAACGGGTGTCTGCTTTGGTTTGTGTTGATCGTTTTACAATATTTATTTGGTCGGATAAAAACCGCATCCGGCCTAACGCGATACTGGGTGCCTTCCTTCTCTGGTGCTGGGTAGATATTCCCGTTTCGCGCCCATTTCCTTAACGTTCCAATTGGTGGCGGTACTTCATATCTGAGTTCCGCCCAGCGTTCGAGTGATACAAGTTTCACTTTCACCTCGATAGCCAGCCATTACGATACGCGCAACAGCTGGCACTGGTTGATATTCAATAATCAGTTTGCGGTCAGACGTTGCCAGATATTACTTAATCAGATTATCGATCGCCGTATGGCGTCAATGAAACCAGTGGGGGTGCTAACAAACCTGAATTATGACGAGTTATCGAAAGTTCTGGGTGAGCGGGTCATGGACCGCTTAACCATGGATGACGGTATCTGGGTAAATTTCGCCTGGGGAAGTTATCGCAAAAATGTGACCCATTTACGGGTCGTGAAGTAACTAAAACGAGTATTGACCAATGACCATAGAAATCTCTCAGAAAGATCGGGTTGCGATAGTGGTACGCCATACCCCGAACTGCGTATTACGTGATGTGTGTGAAGCGCTGGATATTCCATCCGGTACCGCAGGTAAGTTTCTGCGCGCGTTGACTGTCAGCGGCACAGTCCTGCGTACTCACAACGGAACTCAGTATGTTTATAACATCGCTCCGGATGCCGAATTACCTGACGTAAAACTGCCCTTCATGGAAGAGAAAAGTGATCCGGTTGAAACGCAATTAGCTGAGAAAATGGCGAAAGACCTGAAGTCCCGAGGACTCTGGCGGCGCGCGGCAAAAGTATATACCGACATGTTAGACATTGCCCGTAGTTCAGCTGAAGTGTCACGTATAGCACAGCAACGTAATGAATGCCTGCGTATGGCCCGGAGATGATCAGCATGCCAAGACCAAACACACCAGAAGAGCAGGCGGCACTTATCCGGGTGATCATCGAAGAGGTGAAAATCCGTGGACGCTTAACCGTTAGCGAGGCATCACAGATGTTGTCGCTGCATCGTCAGACTGCTGAGAAGTATTTCCGCGTAGCAGCCGAACGCGGCGAACTCATTCGTTACGGTCGTCTTGGTTTGTTCAGGGACCAGAAGGCTGTGATTGATTTCGATCTCCAGCGTTTTTCATACGGATCGAGTAAGCCTGTGATTGAGTTACCAGCAGATTTTCGGGGAAGCGCGGTTATGCGCCGGGTTATAGATATTGTTGGTAGAATGCCAGCATGACAATTATCAACCATCCTGCACACGGTTCTGTATCACTCGATCGCCTGCACCAGATACAGGAAATACTTAGTAAAGCAGCCGCACAAAGTGACGGTGGTAATCTCGGCTACGCCATGGCACTGCGCAAGATGACGAAGCAGCGGGGAATGAGGTAAAGGCATTTGAGCTCGTTAAAAATGCTGCTTAGACTTGAATGGAAGTTTTAACGATAAGTTATCCCATAAGGCGGCAAATATACTAAGCTGATTTTGAACGCAAGACGTATAAAGAAAATTATTGATTATAGTTTGCTAAAAAAACTAGGTTTTTTTATACTTTCTGAAAATGTGGAAATTACTATAATGGACATTAAAATGAACAAAGTTTTTGATTTTCAACAGATTAATTTTTTTACAGACAACAGTGACGTTTCTGCAACGCCGCACTTAATAAAGGGATTGTTAGATGTTTTGGGGAAGTATAGTTTAATCCCTACCTTTGGCCAAGAGATAAACGCTATGACTGGGGAGCAAAAACAAGTAGTGACAATGATGGAACCATCCCAGTCATATCGTATCGAATTCCCAAGCGGGCTTGTAGCAATAAGTGCTATTAATTTAGATAATAGTGTTTTCACTGATCGTAGTATTAGTATTCTTAAAGATCTGAAATCAATTTTTCCATCAAAAAAAGCTAATAGATTAGCATATATTCAAAATAAAATATTTCAAAGCTCACCTGAATATTACAAAGAATTATATGGTAAAATATTTACCTATCATTCTGTAGAACCATTTGAGTGGGATAGTCGAATTGCTATTAAAAAACATTTGGCCGCACATGATGAAATTATAAACAGTATTAGTAAAATTCGCCGTGGATCGTTTAATTTACCTATAAGCAATGTGGCTGCTTTTAATTCTTTTTCGACTGGAATTGATTGTATTAGTTTTGAAATGGATACTAATACAGTAGCTGAAAATGTGAATCTTCGTTTCGATCTTGACAGTTGTATATCAGTGCTGCAGGAACTCTTTGAAGAAAATAACCTTTTATATCAAGAAGTTAAGCGCTACACTGACAAATGAATGGGAATCATATGAAAAATACATTTAATAAAATGGATTCAATGTATATTTCAGCGAACAGCATCAAATATCCTGAACCTTATAAAAGATATGGTGCTTCAGATGCCATGTTTTTTTATAAGTATATTAATACCTTATTTGGTGTTGAAAAATACAATCGGAGTGGTGACCAAACCTACGTTGACCAAAGTAGTAATGGAAAACATAGTGATCAAGATTCTGGCATGTCCACTGTCAATGAAGGATCTGGAGTGGTTGAAAACAAATCGCTCTTAATTCTTAGGAAGAAGAATGCAATACTTGATTGCCTTAAAGGCGATGAGTATGTAGAGGGCGAGACTAGTAAAACAGTTATGCTCTTGGAGGCTATCCACCTCCGAGAAAAAGAATTATTTGGACAGATTTTTCAAGAGGTCTGGCTTCATTTGTTTACACAGCAAAGTTATGAATTACGCAAATTTATTAATATGTCTTCTTCTTTAAATTATAACTGGCTAAATGATAAAGCAGATGCGTTAATATTGAGTGCTTGTTCCCATAAGGATATTTATGTTAACGAGGCTGCAATAAGAGCTGTTGAGTCTTGGGAGCAAACTAAACATGCTGCGTATTTGAACAATATTAAAAAATTCGAAGTTAAATGGTTAGAAGATTATAAAAACGCAGTCTTGGCTGAATTGGAGTAGTAAATGGGGCATTTATTGCGTAAGTTTTCATTGGCTAAATGGGAGCCAAATAGAGGTATAGATTCTCAAGACATTTCGGCAGATGCTATCACGGGATGCACAAGAACGTCCAATAATACGCTTTCAGTTTGGTCATCTACAACTCAGGATTTTGCTAGTGAAGAAGTGGAGAAATTAATAGTAGCTTTAGCTACTACCATGAACGAGCCCGCAGCCATAGATCTTATATGGTTAGAGGATGAATGGCTTCAGTCAAATGGAATAGAGCTGGTTTCCTCATCTGGCGGATCTAAATATAAGTCGTTGAATAATAAGCATAAAGACCTTGCTTCCCTAAAGCACTCATCTTTATCTCTTGTTGGAGAACATATTCTTTCTCAAATGCAAGATGATACTAAATTTAAGCGTATTACTAAAAAAGAGTTAATAAAACTTGTGGTGAAATGGATGAATGCTGATAAGGAATTTAATATTGATGAATTAAAGGAAAAATGGCGTAACCCAATCATGAATTTAATGGATAAACAAGTAGGACAATGATTTTAATTATATGAAACTGTAGTGTTTTACTTAAAGCAACAATATTCATTTAAAATTTCATAGCAAAACATGAAATGATTCCAAATCAATTACTCTTCACCTGAGTAGCCAAAACCTCCTTCAACGGAGGTTTTTTCGTCCTAACATGCGCCTATAAGCAGCGATGCAACTCCTCTGCCTTTGCTGTAAGGGCAAACTTGTCGGAGTTATGCCAGCAGAAACAAATAGCGGTGTAATAAAACATTGCTAATTCAACCCGCTACGGCGGGTTTTCTTTTTTTGCTTCTGACAGAAAATTAACAATTTGTGCTCTTAAAGCGTTGATCATTTTCGCGCATGGGTATACTGTATAAAAACACAGTTTATGCAGTGGAGGCCATTATGAAAGTTGAACTCACCATTGATCGTACTAAAGAACTTCTAAAGGGAACTGTTCCGGCACTGGAGAAAGAATTGCTTAAAAGGTTGGGCAACCACTATGAGAACTGCAGCCTAAGCATACGACGTGCAGGCTCCGATGGTTTAAGTGTGTTTGGGGGTGACAAGGAAGATAAAAAGAAAATAGAGACTATCCTCCAGGAAACCTGGGAAAGTGCTGACGACTGGTTTTATTAATTATTTTGGGTGTTACTTTGATCCCGTTTGCATGGGGGAGTTTAAGTGAAAGAAAAAGTAGAATTACCCCAAAAAGGCTACGCAGTCATCAGATGTCACGATGGGGTCATCGTTGCCAGATTGCAATCATTTCCAGAATGTGAACGTGCCTTGATGTACCGGCGCGGCAGCATGGTGTCTTTCATGCCTCTTCAGGATGATGAAATTATTGGTACACCAACGTTGTTTACTCAGATGCTGGAAAGGGCTGGTTATCGCGTTACTCAGAATTCTGTTACACTCCCGTCATAGGCCTGAACAACCTATACCTGCTGCGCCACAGGAGAAAAGCCCCATGGTGCAAGATCAATTCAAGCAATCCCACATACTGACGTTAATCAACGCCAGCGATTTTCTTTTTGCCGCATCCAGAGGTGCGTTATGAAGAAAAGCTGGTTTCAACATACACAACTCACCACTGAGCAGGCTGACGAACTGGAAGCCAGCTATCACGCAAAGCAGATTAAGACCGAGCGTAGTCTGGATAATGACTTCATTCACTGGACGATCAGCGCGTTCTTGCCAGAAGTCTCTAAGCCTCCGCGTCAGGACAGAACATGGCAACAACGGATCTGGAGGTGAATGTGAAAGTCTACGATATCACCCCAATGGGCAAGCCCAGAATGACGCGCGCTGACAAATGGAAAAAACGCCCCGAGGTTCTGCGTTACCGGGCTTTCTGTGATGAAGTTCGTCTGCGGGGTGTTGAGCTGCCGGAAAGCGGTTCACATGTTACCTTCATTCTGCCGATGCCAGCGAGCTGGAGCAAAAAGAAACGGGCTGAGTTCAACGGTAAACCACACCAGGCTAAACCTGATTTTGACAATATGATGAAAGCCCTGATGGACGCTATTTACGAAAATGATGCTCATATATGGGATGCACGGGTATCAAAATTATGGGGAGAAACCGGGAGAATAATTATTGAGGAGCTAAAACCATGACGCCACGCAAACGCAGACTACAGCAGTCAGCATTTGAAAAAGCAGCAGCTGCGCCGCGTAAAAGCTGGCTGGGTAAATGCATTCTCCTGACGGGGATCCAGTCAGGATGGATTAAATCCCTTCTTACTACATGGGGCGAGGGTGTGGGAGGAAAAACTGCACCCCGTTTGCCGCGAAGTCATGCGTGCTGGAATGTTATTAAAGGACGAAACTGGTCAGATAAGGCACTGGAGAGATTCACTGTTGCTTTAAATCAGGCGAGAGAAGAGGGATTCCGTGGACAGCAGGCAATGAACAGGGCGCACAGCATTCTCTGGCCGCAGCCACCAGCCAGTGTAATTGATGAAGCCCTGCATAATGATGATGTCGATTTTGTTGAGCAATGCGTGCTGCGGGCGCTGGATATAAATGATCCGGTTTATGTTGTTGGTCTTCAGTATTACACCACCCGAAAAAAAATCTCAGACATAACCCGGGAACTGCAGGTGATTGCGCCATGGTTAACTGACGGGGAGGCGAGAAAGCGCGTGCGTTGGTGTCTGGAAATATTTAGAGCAAAGGTCTTTCTGGAAGCGCGCAAACTGTTATCTGAATAGACTAACTGAAATCAATTTTAGCTATTAGTGCTATTTTTTGGTAATGGTGTTGAAAACGGGCCAGAAAATCAGATAATCCATTCATGTTTGGCAGAGCTGCGCCACGATGGCAGCGACGAAAAGCGAACAATTTGAATATAACGAGAACCCCGCCAGCGCGGGGTTTTTGCTTTCCGGCGATACGACAGGGGTATTCGCGAACTTGCTACGGCAAAGTACCCCTGTCACATCGTCGGTCTAACCTTAGAAAAGATAAAAGCATGCCATTTCGCGGGCTTTATCATCTCTGGAGCCAGGTGTCGAAAATTAAAACAACACCTAATACGGTATATTTACCCTGACTTACCCAATTTTTCTGCAAAGGTATTTATCTTTGATAACACCATCAAAGAAACGCCCCTTGGATTTAGCCTCTAAAAAGGTATTGTAAATTTTGGCTGAAACTCCAATGTACTGATAAGTTCCAGAATTAGTAAATGCAATCTCCAGAATTTTTTCTGAAGGATAATAACCTATGGATTTTATTTTAGATGACATAACTATCTGATGGCGCATTTTACCTCCTTGTTGTTCTTTTTAATCGGTTCCTTATTGTACACCCGTAGATATTTTTCATGGGTAATTACATGAATGTTATGTCGATTGTTTTGACGCAGGGATGAGCCGAAGGTATGTTATTTTAGTGGTGAATCCCCCAGTGCGGCGGGGCGTCCGGTAAAGTCAATATCCCTTTGACGCAATATGCACGCGAGGCATGCTGTCCGGGGCAGTCTCACCGGGAGGCACCCGGCACCACACTCATTTCTTATAATGCTAAATTTCTAATCTCAGACTCGCTCATCCGAACGAGCCTGTTTCATTTTAGGCTCATGAGTTTCATTCAATTGAATATTACCTGATACAGTAATACTAGAACTGCAAGATAACCCCAGTATTGTATGTGGTAAAAAAATGTATTTGTCATCTTTCATCCCTCTGGTTCCATTTTGTTATGTTCCTTATGCAATAAATGAACCATTCTAGAGGTGAATAAAATCAATTTGTTATGATGGGCTTGTGACGTTAGATGCACTCCGGAAGTGCAATCGCACTAAAAAGAGGCTCATCAGTAGAGTTATTACATCGCACCTGATAATGCCATCTGAAGAGGCTATGGCCAGAACTAGCCCCGTGGATAGCAAACAATGAGTTGTGGTTTCTTGCAACGCTGCATAATCTGCCCCGCTCTATACTATCTGCTTAGTATCGCGGAGGAATGTATGAAGGAAGGGTATTACTGGATTCAGCATAACGGTGTTGTTCAGGTGGCGTATTACACGAACGACACTGTTGATGATCTGGAAACGGGTAAAACAATCACAGGTGTCTGGCATCTGACCAGAGGCGATGACATATGCCATAACGGTGAAGCAGAGGTGTTAGAAGGTCCTCTCACCCCACCTATGTAAACAATCCTACTTACTTTGAGGCTGCCGCATGGTGGCCTTTTTCATTTCAGGCTCACGGGAATCATCCGCTACGTGCTTTGTTGATAAATCCAGCCCGTGAAGCCTGAGCCTATTTCCCCTCATTCCTGAGAGGACTCACAGCTATTAAGAGGGGGCTAAATGTCCGATCCGATTTCCGGTACTGGGCTGGCTGGTAGTGTCCTGACGGGGGCCAGCGTCTATGGATTTCTGTCCGGAACCGATTACGGCGTGGTGTTTGGCGCATTTGCCGGAGCTGTGTTTTACGTGGACACAGCCGTATATATCATATTATGGGTTACTCCAGATTAAAGCCTCTGGCTGTCGCCCTCGATATATAGAATCCTATTACCGACCCTACTCCTCCAAAAATGAATTCGACTAAGCGTAGATCCATTCCGTACGTCTCATGGAATGACAGCCCAATTTTTAAAATTGACATAACAGTAACTCCAAACACCCAAAGAAAAGAACAAATCGCGAATAATTTATAGAATTTATTTTTCATACCGCCTCCTGTTTCTTTTCAAAATACACAAATTTCAGGCTCACTGGTATCACTCCCTTCGTGCTTTGATGAAAATCACAGCCTGTGAAGCCTGATCTTTTCATCACATACAGCGCCATCCGAAAAATCGGAGGTGAGGCTATGACCAGAATGAGCACCATTTACAGCAGACTTTCATATGGATCAGGAACCACGCTTGCCGGCTGCGGTGTATCAGCGAAGGCATATGCCGAAACAGCTAAAACAGCAAAAGAGGTGTCCTGGATGTTGGCCGACAGAATTGCAGGGTTAAGCCTGAGCGACTGGGCAATTATTGTCGGTATCGCATGCACCGTTATTACCTGTGCAGTGAACTGGTATTTCCGCTGGAAAGAACGGGAGGATCGTCGCAATGGCTATGCCACAAAAGCTGAAGAATAAACTGAGCGCAGCTGTCGTTGGGTTAATTCTTGCCGGGGCTTCCGCACCCGTGATTCTCGATCAGTTTCTGGATGAGAAAGAGGGTAACAGCCTGACGGCGTATCGTGACGGCGGCGGAATCTGGACCATTTGCCGTGGCGCCACGATGGTTGATGGTAAGCCAGTAGTTCAGGGCATGAGGCTTTCTGCTGAGAAATGTGCCCAGGTAAACTCCATAGAACGCGACAAGGCGCTGGCGTGGGCTGAGCAAAATATCAAGGTACCACTGACCGAACCACAGAAAGCCGGGATCGCGTCTTTCTGCCCATATAACATCGGCCCCGGAAAATGTTTCCCGTCCACGTTCTATAAGCGAATTAATGCTGGCGACCGTAAAGGAGCTTGTGAAGCGATCCGCTGGTGGATTAAAGACGGGAGTCGCGATTGTCGCCTGACCAAAGGCCAGAAAAATGGCTGCTATGGCCAGGTAGAACGACGAGACCAGGAAAGCGCACTGACGTGCTGGGGGATAGACCAGTGAGTCTGCGCTATCAGTTCATTGCCATTTCGGTACTGGTGGCCGTCGCATTTATCGCCGGAAACGAGTGGAGTAACCGCGGTTGGGAAAAAAAGTGGGCGGAACGTGATAGCGCGGAATCATCGCAAACAGCGAACGCGCAGACCGCCGCCCGCATGATTGAACAAGGGCGAATTATTGCCCGTGATGAGGCTGTAAAAGATGCACAAGCACAAGCCGCTAAATCTGCTTCCACTGCTGCTGGCCTGTCTGCCACTATTAGTCAGTTGCGCACCGAAGCAACAAAGCTTGCCGCCCGCCTGGACGCCGCAAAGCGCACCTCAGATCTTGCCGCTGCCGTTAGAAGCAAAACAGCCGGAGCCGACGCCGCAGTGCTCGCCGACATGCTCGGACGCCTTGCAGAAGAAGCTCGATATTATGCTGAGCGATCTGACGAAAGCTACCGGGCTGGAATGACATGTGAGCGCGTTTACGACTCGGTGAGACAGTCGAATAACAACAGGGTTACACGATGAACGTAGAAAACCTCAGTGAAGCGTATTACCTCAATAACAATATAAAAGAACTACAGCGACAGAAAGATATTCTGGAAAGTGGTTCTGGGCTAGGTGTGACAATCCAGTCTACCTATCAGGATAATGCCTTTCTTGAGGCGATACGCCCACATGCAGCGGCTGCACTTGACCGCCGTATTGAGGATAAGAAAAAAAAGCTCTCTGATCTAAGTGTCACTTTCTCTTAACTATTTGACTCATATCATTGTTTATACGCATCATCAAATAATTAGTTGAAATAGTGCACAGTAAACTCCATATGGATTCAGTACCCATGCGCCTAATGGGTTTTTAACAAGGATATCCTATGAAACAAGAGTATAAATTGCCGCCTTTGCCGGAAAACATGCGTTATAGTGCCGAAGTGGCAATTGATTTTGAAACTCCAAACCGTTTTGATGCTCCTGAAGGAATGGTTATAAAAGCTCTCGATGTAGAAAAGAAAATTGCATACTGTGTTGCTTTTCAAATGTACAGTGAAGAACAAGATATGTGGGTGACTGTACGTATCCCTACAGTAGATTAATAGGTTTTTACATCATTCTAGCCTCGCAATAGCGGGGCTTTTTATTACCAGAAGAAGGAAATACCATGTTTACCGTTAGGACCATTATCAACGGCGTGACCCAAATCTGTGAACATCGGATCATACGCATTTGAGAGGATTTGAATCATGAAGCAGGGTTGCCACACTCATTTTATCCCTGACTTTAAGTCAGGCAGTTTTGACACCAAAAAATTCACCTTTAGCGTTGAGGCTTTCAGTCAGGAAGAAGCGCTGCAAAAATTGTCTGAAGCAATTAGTGCAGCGCGTGAATCCGGCCTTCAGTTCAGAGAGCCGCCTATAACGATAGGTGGTGTTACGGCTAATTATTTTTATCCATATCGTCCTCATTGCGGAATGATTGGTCCGCATTGGGATGAGTAATTAAGCTACTTTAGGCCCGATAGTTGTAGGAAGTGGAATAACGATTTCCCAAAATGGCTCGTAACCATCTGCGTTGATTGTTTCTCCAGACCAGTATTTGTAAAGACGCTGATAAAATTCATTCATGTTGCATTGAACGCTGAAAATGTTCATGTCTCCCCGATGATAGTTTTCTGTAGTCACTTCAAAAATTGGGGTTGAGCGACGAGACAAAGAACTTCCCCGGAAGTGTTTAACATCATCTAAGTCTTCACATGCGAACATCGACTGTAATCTGGAAGGTTTCTCAGAGAATTTATCTTTCCTTATCAATTCCAGAGCCAGTTCGATAGATTGCCCATAGGGATTACACCCGACAGCGCATCCGGTGATTCAAAAATCACGGTCACCAGACGCGGGCCTTCACCCGTTTGCAGGCATGCAGGGACTTCTTCGGCAAACGCCCGGTTAATCCGGGCATCTGCTTTAGCCAAACGTTCCCGGAACCCTGTCTTCAGCGAAATCTGTTACCACGTACCAGCCGCGTATTGTGATAGCGCCGGGATTCAGTGAGGACGATGCGGTTGGTAAGGGGCTGGAAACCGTGGCCGGGAAATTGCGCGCCGTTGCCTATGTTGACTGCGCCTCCGGTGCGACGCTGCAGGAAGTGGTACAGCGTCGCCAGTCCTATGGCGCACGAACTGAACTGTTGCGCCCGCGGGTCCAGGCGAGCGATGCAGATGGCCAGCTGGTTTATCGCCCTTACTCTGCGTTTGCTGCCGGGTTACGCGCCCGCATCGACTTTGAAAAAGGCTGGTGGTGGAGCAAGTCGAACCAGGACATCAATAACATCCTCGGTGTTGAGCAGATCGATGAATTTATCCTCGGGGAATACAGTTTTATAACGCGGGTTTCACCAGGAAAGCTCATAGGGTGCTCCATAAAAAAACGGCCCGCAGGCCGTTACAGTGGTGGGATAACAGTAAAATCAGAGACGCACTTTGGCAGCCAGGCCAGAAAGCACATCCACGCCATTCACCCGGCGGGCGAAACGCTCTGTATCAATGGCGAACAGTTCGCGCCCGTCCAGTGACTGACGGTAGTAGCTGACAGCAATATCAACCGTCACGGCATTTTCGGAAAGCGTGTCCTTACTGCGCGCATCCGGCGTGACGGTCTGTACAAACCCCTCAATTTCCTCAACCGTACCGCGTGCAGTGCCGTTACCGAGATAGCCCTGATAAGCCGTAAAGCGTGAACGGCTGCCGCTGACAAAACCAAAGCTGGCCAGCATATCCGTATCTATCCCATAAAATTTAACCTGACAGGTCAGTGCTTCCATGCCGTCATCAACCGGGGTGGGCGCATCCTGTGCGCCGGTACGCAAATCCGTTTTAACAATAGCCAGAGACGGCGGCGTAAATTCATGCGCCCCCTGAATACGGATCCCCTGCCGGAAGAAGGTCCAGACGCGTAGTGTGTTTTTATCGCTCATGCTGCAAGCATCTCCTCAAGCGCATAGTTATTGTTCACCCGGACGCGCAGGCTGATAAGTTCAGTCGGCGATTTCGGACCAAAGTCATAGTTGATGTACAGGACACCCGACGCCATGGTTTCCGCGGTGTTCAGTTCTTCATCCAGCCATGCCCGCCCACCGAATATGGCGCCAAGACCGACCAGTTGCCGCATATAGGCATTGATGGTACCGATAATGTCATCCGCATTTTCCCGGTCCAGTGGGCGGTCAACATACTCCAGCATGGTTTCCTGAATGCTGTCCTCAATAACATCAGCAGTACGGCGGACAGATTCAAAACGCCACTGTGGATTGGTAGCACACAGGCGGTTACCCCAGTGTTTAAAACCCGCCCGGCGGATAATGGTGGACACGTTCTGCATATTGAGCAGGTTTGCATCGCAGTTCTCATCCCCTGTATCACTTGATAGCGGGGTTGTGATCGATGAAGTCACCATGCGAGAACCACTGGTTCGCGATCGCATCACTCATGCCAAAGACCGCGGCAACGAAGAAGAGAAAGAAGCCCGCATGATTGCGCTGCTGTGCAATCTCAGTGAACAGGATCTCTGGCTGATGACGGCGGCAGATTATTCACAGCTGCTGGATGCCTTTAACGTTTTTATGCTCCCGCCCGCGAAGCGACCGAAGGCGGGCTCCTCCGGGCAATAAGATTTCTGGGGCGGCGGCTGCATTTTCCGATGGCGGAATACCTTGATATGCCGTTCAGCACTTTCTCTGATTTTTTGACTGACGAACTGGAGACGATAAACCATGGGCGGAATAAGCCAGAACCTTAAGGCCGTCATTACCTTTGGCGGAAACCTGGATAATTCATGGAAACGATCTGCAGATGGTCTGCAAAAAAGCCTGAAAGATGTCGGAAAGCAGTCTGAACGACTGACAAAAGACCAGACCAGACTGGCAGCAGAAATCAAGCGCGCCAAACTGGCCGGTGAAAGCCTGGGGGATTTGAAGCGCCGCTATACCGATGTTTCCAGGGAAATCCGCAAAACGGAGGCGGAGCAGCAGAAACTGAATGTACAGATGCAAAAAGCACAGCGCATTCAGGCGTTCAAGGGAGCCGGTAAAGGTCTGTTCCGGCGCGGCTTGGGGATCGCCGGGCAGGTGGGCGGGATGTTTGGATCCGGGCTGGCTATTGGCGGTGGCGGTGTGGTGGCTTCAGCACTTGGCACACTGATAGCGCCAGCTGCCACCAATGCTGAAACGGCAACCCGCACTAATGTCGCAAAAAGTTACGGCGTGGACGTGGCCACGTTTAATGCCTGGGATTCTCTGGCGAAGCAGTACGACATGAATGCGGAAAACATTGGCGATCTCTTTGAAGAGTATCTGCACAAATCCGGGGAGTATAAACAGAACGGTAAGCAGGGCTCGCTGCAGGATGCGTTTGAAACGCTCGGGTTCAAAGCGGGGGATTTTGCCGGGCTCAGCGATATGGCGCAGTTCGACAAAATTGTTGAACGGGCGCTCAGCCTTCAGGACGAGTCAAAAGCCTCCTTTGCCCTGGATTCTCTTTTTGGCGGGGAAGCGAGCAAACTGCTGATGCTTATCAAGCAGTCTGGCCGAAGCTACCGTGACCTGATGGACGAGCAGCGGCGCTACAACCTCGTGACCAAAGAGGGGGCTGATGGTGCGGTTGCGGGTAATCAGGCTATCAATAATCTCCGCACTGTTTTTTCTTCTGCGGTCGCAGAAATTTCCGGGCAACTGGGAAATGAGCTTGCGCCTGATATCCGTAATCTGACGAATGATCTTGCCGACTGGTTCAAAGGTGGCGGGATAAAACGCATTGTGACTTTCCTGCGAAACGACCTTTATCCCGGTGTTCTGTCGTTCGGACAGGGGGTGGTTTTTGTCGGCAAAATTATTTACGCGCTGGCTAAAAAACTGTCCTGGTTGCTGCCTGATGAACGAAATGATCAGCGCGATGTACTCAAAACACTGGCTGGTAACGGAATGAATATGGCTCGCCTCAGAGCTGAGCAGACAGGCCAGGGAGAATGGTTTACGCAGCAACTGGCAATTCATCCTGACTTGCCAGAAAAAGTAAAAGAGTCATGGAACGATACCCGCGGATGGTTCGGTCCTGACAGCGACGATGAGGCGTTTAACAAATCGCTTGATAAATACCTGTCACCGGAAGACGGCGATTCGCTTTTAAACTGGAATGCGGCGCTACAGCAAAACAAGGACCATGTAGCGCAAACCGTTAAAGAGGACCCGCAAAGCATTGCCGGAGCCTGGGATAATTACGCGCATGAGCCGGTAACGTCTGCCAGTCAGTGGAAAAGAGAGCCATCAGGGCTGACGGACAGCCAGGGGGAAGGAGAAAGCGCCCGCGCAGGGGATAAGTATCCGAATGATCCCCTTCTTCCCGTCGTGCAGCAGGACAGGAATGTTACGACAACAGACAGATCACCTGCTGAGCCGGTCATTTTGAAAGACGAGAGCACGGGCGGTTACTGGGAAAGCCTGCTTCAAAAAATGGATGTACTGGATAAGCAGCCGCCATCACGGCAGATAACTGATAACCGCAAATTTGAATACCATTTCGAAATTAATGCTGCGCCGGGACAGGATGAGAAAGCCATTGCCGATGAAGTGACCACGGTGACGAAAAACAATTCTGCCTTTAATGGTGATAACAGCCTTCTGGATGGGGGACTTGTCTGGTGAGTGAAATTATCCCGATATTTGAAGATTCCGGCCAGCGCAGTGCAGGCGCATTACGGGGTGGGCAGGAAGCCCGCGTGATGATGATGCTGGGGAATTTCGCCTTTTCGATTGATACAGCGGCTTATCATCAGCTCACCCGTGAGGCCAGCTGGCGCTGGAGTGAACAGGAACGCATCGGCAAGCAGGACCTTCTTCAGTACACCGGAAAGCCCGGGCGTACTGTCAGGCTCGAAGGGCAGTCTCACGCCTTTTTCCGAAAAGGGGTGGCCCGGCGATGACCAATCCCTATACCCAGTCGGAGAAAAACACCGCCGAGCAACAGGCAAATTCCAGGAAAACACAGGCGAAGCGTAACGAGCAGAAAATGACGCTCACGGGGCCATGTCGCCCGAAACATGTGCCGCTGACAGCAGAAGCAAGTGTGTCGACGTCCGGTTTTGGTTCCCGTGAGGATCGGGCCTGGGTGGTTGAGTCTCTGATCTTTTCTCTGACGTCAGCTGGATTCAGCTACACCTACAACCTTGTCGTGGATATTCGTAAACCCGCAGCAGCTTCGAAAAAATCAGAAAAGCAGGACAAAAAAGGCCCGTCCTACTTCGGTTAACCCTCCCGCCATCCGGCGACTCAGCTATGGAATTTAATCATGAACGGTGTAAACAACCGGACCGGAAAACGCCTGTCCGGCGTCGCCCATTTGCGCCAGTCCGTCAGCGACATACTGACCACTCCCATCGGGAGCCGGGTTCTTGTCCGGGACTATGGCAGTGATCTGTTTTCGCTGGTGGATAACCCCCGGGATGATTTGACCCGACTACAAATAATCGCTGCGTCTGCGACCGCTCTGGCCCGGTGGGAGACGCGGCTGAAGGTAACACGTGTGCTTGTTTCCTTTCCTGAAGGGCAGTCCGGCTGTGTGCTGGATATCGAGGGGATCAACAAGGAAACCAATTTACCTGTCAGAACGGGAGACATAACGATTTATGGCAAGCAGCTATGACGTGATCAACCTGTCCGAACTGGACGTACCGGATGCCATTGTGGTGCCTGATGCAACTGAAATCTTCACCCGGTGGCTGGCGCGCCTGCGGGAACTTGATAAGCAGTTTGATGCGCTGGTGGAATCCGATCCGACGTTTAAACAGGGGGAGGTGAATGCCTACCAGCTGACGCTGGCTTTTCAGCGGGTTAATGATGCCGTGCGGGCGGTATTTCTCGCGAGTGCAAAAGAGGCTGACCTTGACCAGATAGGTGCTGCATTCAACGTTAAACGGCAGGTGATTAAGCCCGGCGATCCGCTTGCCATTCCGCCAGTGGAGCCTGAACAGGAAGACGATGCGGCATTTCGCGAACGTATCCAGCTTTCATGGGCGCAGCTGAATACAGCAGGCGCGCGCAACTCATACCGCTTTCATGCGAAGTCTGCCGATACGGATGTGCTGGATGCCGATGCCTATGGGCCTGAAACCCATAACCAGCCCGGCTACGTTGATGTCTATGTCCTTTCACGTACCGGGGATGGGGCGGCGGGGCAGTCCCTGCTTGATAAGGTTAACAGCACACTGAATGCGGATGAAATCCGCCCGTTAACGGACTACGTGACGGTTAAAAGTGCCACGATTGCAAACTATGCCGTTACGGCAGAGCTGGAGATCCCGGAAGGACCGGACGCCAGTACGGTGCTGAATAATGCCATCGATGTTTTGCGGTCGTACACCACGCTTTCCCATCGGATTAAAACCGTCGTCCCGCTGTCCGCCATTTATGCCGCGCTGCAGCAATCCGGTGTGGTCCGGGTAAGGCTGATATCTCCGGTGGCAGATCTGGAAGCGGAACCGGGTAAAGCGCCCTGGTGTACCGCCATTAATGTTACCCGCAGGGAGGTAAGTAGCAATGACGGCTAAGTTTCGATCTCTGCTTCCTCCTGGCGCATTTCATGAAGAGAGAGCGCAGGAGCAGGCCAGCGCTGAGCAAATCGCCACCCTCGATACCAATATGGTGCGCAAGTCCAAAAATCCTGACACCTGTCCGGCGCATCTTCTCCCCTGGCTGGCCTGGGAGCATGCCGTTGATTTCTGGGATGACGGCTGGACAGAGGCGCAGAAGCGACAGGTGATAAAAGATGCCGCTTATGTTCATCAGCACAGAGGAACGGCCGGGGCGGTACGCCGTTCTCTCGGGTCAGTGAACCTGCCCACGACCGTGGTTGAGTGGTGGGAAGACACCCCGCGCGCTGAACCTTACACCTTCCGGATCGAAGTACAGAGCAGTGAGGGGGTCAGTGACGCTCTCTATCATCAGATCCGCCAGCTTACCGAGCGGGCCAAGAACCTGCGCAGCTATCTGAGCAAAATCGATGTGATGGCGAATGTGGGTATGGACGGGGCTTTTTATATTTCGGGTGCGACAACAGCGCATATCGATGTGGACATTTTTGCCGGGGAATCTCATGGCTGATTACTACTCAATTATCACTAACCGGGGTAAAGAACTGGAGGCGGAGGCGCTGGCCAGTGGTCGCCTGATTGTACTGACTCACTTTGTGGTGGGTGACAGTAATGGCAAGCAGGTTAAACCTGATCCGTCGCAAATCCGGTTAATCAATGAAACGTACCGGGGAGATTTCGCTGAGCTGGTGGTGTCCCCGGAGCAGTCCACGCAGTTAATGGCAAAAATCGTCCTGCCGACCGGGGTTGGTGGATTCACCGTTCGCGAAGTCGGTTTAATGACTGACGCCGGAGAGCTTTACGCGGTGGCAAACTGCCCATCGATCGATAAGCCGGTTGGTGGTGTCAGCGTTAATATGCAGTTTCGCCTGGCGGTATCAGATACCTCAAATATCACGCTGAATGTTGCAACAGGCGACGGGTTATTCCTGCGTATTGACCAGTACCTGAAAGAGATAAAGGCGCGGGGCGCGGAAGCACAAAAAACATCGCGTGAATCCATTGGTGTCCTCGATAGCACAACACAACAAAGAGGGCTGGTTCAACTTAGCAGTTCGGTGAACAGCACCAGTGAAACGCAGGCCGCCACCCCGGCAGCAGTTAAGATCGCAATGGATAATGCGAATGCGCGACTGGCTAAAGACCGGAACGGCAGTGATATTCCTAATGTCGCATTATTTCTACAAAACCTTGGCCTGGTAGAAACGATAAATCGAGCAGCCGGTTCGCTGCAAAAAAATCAGAACGGCGCTGATGTACCGCAACCGGATTCGTTTGTACGTAATATCGGTGCCGGGCGAGCTTTCAGTGGCTCGGTCAGTATTGGTGGAGGCGGTAACTGGACAACAGCGGACTTTATCGTCTGGCTTGAAAATCAGGGGGCATTTAATCATCCCTATTGGGTATGCAAAGGTTCATGGTCCTACGGTGATAACAGGGTTATTACGGATACGGGATGCGGGAATATCAGTCTTGCTGGCTCGGTAGTTGAGGTTATGGGAGTGCGTGATGCGATGACTATTCGTATCACCACGCCAACCACCACAGCAGGAAATGGAACGCCTTCCGCTCAGTTTACCTACATCAATCATGGTGATGGTTACTTGCCAGGCTGGCACAGGGATTTTAATACAGCAAATCCTCCTTATGAGTATTACCCCGTAGGCGCACCCATACCATGGCCTTCGGATATACCGCCTGCTAACCATGCGCTTATGCAGGGCCAATCGTTTGATAAATCTGCCTATCCATTACTTGCTGTGGCATATCCTGCGGGGGTTATTCCTGATATGCGTGGTCAGACGATAAAAGGCAACCCAACAGGTAGAGGGGTATTAACACAAGAACAGGATGGTATTAAGTGGCACGATCACGGCGCAACGATCGCAAGTACCGATCTCGGAAGCAGGGATACAACCGGGTTTGATTATGGCACCAAATCGGTATCAGTTTTTGACTACGGTACTAAATCAACAACCGGCGCGGGGGCACACAATCACCCTATATCCGGTAGAACGCAGTTCGGTCAGGCAGGGGATGTCGTTGCAATGTCCAATACTGGCTCTGACAGAACAAACTGGGGAGCTGTTGGTGGGGTCGGTGACCACGCTCATGCTGTCGGAATTGGTGCGCATAATCACGTAGTGGGGATTGGAGCACATGCTCACTCTGTTTACATTGGCGCGCACAGCCATGGTGTGACGGTTTCACCATCTGGTCAGGCTGAAAATACTGTAAAAAATACTGCATTCAATTATTTAGTGAGGCTTGCATAATGGCTTTTAAAATGACTGACACCAACCGCATTATTACTATTTACAATCTTTCATCAGCAACGAATGAGTTTATCGGTAAGGGGGATGGGTTTATTCCGGCCAATACGGGCTTACCTGCGTATAGTACCGATATAGTACCGCCAAAAGTGAAGGCGGGGTTCGTTGCTGTTTTCGATATTCAGACCAATAAGTGGTCGCAAGTAGAAGACCACCGGGGAGAGACCGTTTATGACATCAGCACAGGTAGACCCACTGTTATTGAGACGCTGGGGTCCCTGCCTGATAATGTTGTATCAGTGGCTCCCGAAGGAGGATATGTTAAATGGGACGGCACACAATGGGTTCATGATGCAGAAGCGGAAAAAGCATTTTTTCAGGGACAGGCTGCGCAGGAAAAAGCAAACCTGTTGATGATTGCAACATCTGCTATTGCTCCTCTCCAGGATGCAGTTGATCTGGACATTGCGACGGAAGACGAATCGAAAGCACTTCTTGCATGGAAAAAGTATCGTGTAATGCTTAACCGAATTAACCCCGAGGATGCTCAAAACATCATCTGGCCTGAATCTCCATTGCCAATATAACAGACTTAAGCAAAACAATGCCGGGACTGATTAGAATCGGCATTGTTCATACCTCAATTAAAAATTATTTACCTATAAGAGAAACCTTTAATCTTCTTAATAAAGTAATTACATCTTTCCTTCCGAATAGTTTAAACAGATTAAACCAGCGGTTCTTACCCAGGTAATTTAGTTTTATTAATTTAGGGTTGTAATGATAGCACATTATAAAAACACCCTGATCGTCATCAACTATATTATTTCTGAGTGTTTTTATTTGGCACTGACAAACCAGTTTGTAAAACTCTTTCCATTTCTTTTGTGTTGCTACAACTGCCCCACCAATAATATAGGAACGATTGTTAATCATGTGGTCAAAAACCTGATGGATAGTTTTGACGGTCAAGCCTTTTTTAACTGTAAAGAAATTTACTTTTTTGCGGTCAAATGGATAATCCCATCGAGATAACCCTCTGGTTACGTCTGCACTGCGACAGTAACCAAAGTCAACCCATGCAACCATATCATCATTCACAAGATTTAACTCTATAGCTCTGTTTACAAAATATGTTTTCAGATTGCAAACCAGTGCATAGTCTGGGGACCAGTATTCGGGGTTTATCAACTGGCGAGTTTCAAGTTTGCTTATGAACTCGTTATCTTTTTGAATCCGCGCAATTCTTTTTTTGATGTGTTGAAATTTTTTATTAATATCTAAAGCCACTACAACAGTGTTTTTCCCATTTCTGATTGCTTCAATTTTTGGTTTAAGTTCACTGGATGTGAAAATGACCATGTCATTATCCAATTCAGACAGATTTTCAAAGTACTGAATATAGGTATCAGCTGTTCTCTCTAAGTGAGGAGAGAAACCTTTATTACTCGTCCAGTCTCCGCGTCCTATATCGAAAAATGCTGTAACAATGGTAATAGATGAGTTCATTTTTAAGCAATCCGTGTTTTATACCTATCCAATAACTACAAGAATGTTGAATACATATTTTTTTTGATATCAGTCACATGGAAACATTCTATCAGTATCAACATGAGGCGGGAAGCATCATGTGATATTAAAACTGATAAGCAACGGATATACAAAATAACTGGTTGTTGCAAAGGATTGTTCAATATTTAATGATTTTCATTGGTATTATTTTTATTGAAATTGTCGCTTTGTTCTAAGATAGGATAACAATAGGTTGCTGAAGCATATCAAGCAGTGTTCCTTAGCCGATATTTTGCGTAATAACGGGAATCATTAAAGATGACCTGGCTGGCCAATTGATGGTGAACCGTAACGAGAGTTGCCGCAACCACACCGTATGCAAGAGCATGATTGCGGCCGACTGGCGAACGTTCGATAGTGCGAGTATTGAATGATTGCCAGTCACGGCGGATTGTACTTAAGTAATATGACGGTTCAAGGCGTTTAATCTGTAACCAGCCACATATCAGCCTCTTCAAACATTTCCTGAACAGTACGGCTTATCTGTTCCTTCTCGTGCTTGCTGGCGTCAGTGTTGATCGCCGGCAATGTCATCATCGGTTTTACCCGGACATCAGCATCCGGAAAAAATCCGGTGAACCCTCTTACTCAGTTCGCCCAGAATGATATCTTTCGCACCGGGCAGACCATCAAAATTCCTTTTGTCATAAACGAGTTCCACGAACATTGATTATTGCTCCTTTACTGGATGGATATACAGTATTTATACTGTGTTTTTATCCGGTATTCAAGAGGGGTTAAATGATGCCACGACGTAGCGATATTGAAATAGCCTGGTATGCTTCGATACAGCAAGAACCGAATGGCCGGAAGACTGTCACCACACAGCGATTTGTCCAAGAACTGAGCAAGGTTAACTGGAACTGGACGATGAAGCAGGCCAATGAATGGATCGAGTGGTATGTGACAACCTTCCGCGATGTATCAACGCAGGAGGGCGAGAACCGTACCTTTCAGCTGTTCAATCCAAACGGAGGACTGTAACCATGGGCTTCCCTTCACCTGCGGCAGATTATGTTGAAGCACGAATTTCCCTCGATCAGCAGCTAATCAGCCAGCCAGCAGCGACTTATTTCATGCGGGCATCGCGTTCACATTTCAGGGAAGGGATAATCCAGGGGGCGCTGCTTTTTGTTGATGCGTCACTTTCTCCTTGTGATGGCTCGCTGCTGATATGCGCGATAGACGGAGAATTCAGGATCAAGCGATATCGGACTCATCCTCAGCCCCACCTGGTTAATCTGGATAACGGGAGAAGGGAAGAGCTGCCAGCAGATGATGATGGCTACAGTTCTGCACCCGCTATATTCGGGGTGATCACGTACATTATTAATGATGCCAGGAACGCGGAATTTGATGACTGCCCGGTGATGTGAATAGCTGAAATTTTACGGCGAAATTGATGCCTTGTGTCGGGAATTTTTCCCCGATTAATCCCCACTGCTTCCCCGTTCAGAAAACAGGCATAAAAGAACCAGCCGTAACAGGCTGGTTCTTAGAGGATTTTTGGTCGGCACGAGAGGATTTGAACCTCCGACCCCGACACCCCATGACGGTGCGCAACCATTTCAATGGCAGCTATGTGCCAGAAGCTGACATGGCTAGTCCCTAGGCACATTGACCAGCAGGTCATCCATCCCTTAACATATCGTTATGAAATTTAAAGGATCGATGTTATGGCTTATGAATTAACTTACAGACCCCTCGAATACGGATCGAATGAAAATTATCTTCGCAGAAGTTTGAAAGACCCTTCATTACTAATTCCTGAAAAAGAGATAGGATGTTTTCTAGTTCTCCAATCCTCATATGCACTACATGAAACTATTGGCCTTTCAGCCCAAAACCTAGATATTTCATGGCAGTCTAACCAAAATTACTTATCGTCAAATTGTGATGGTGAGGCCCCTCTAGCTTGTTATCCTATTTATTTGATTACAGTTGGAGATGATGAAAATGAAAGGGTTGTTTACATCGGCAAGACATCATCGAAGAGCTCACGATTTTCTTCAGGCCATAGCGCAATTACTAAGTTACACCATCCTAAATATGACAATTTGTCAAAGCGTATATATTTGTGCTGCGTTGTTTTTTTAAAAAACAGCAAAACCATCCCAATAGAATGGATTAAGCCTTTTGATTTCGCTGAGAAACTATTGAGTGAATTTGAAGCGAACTTGATTTATTGGAGTAAACCAGAGTTGAATACGCAACATATGAAGAAAGAACCTACATTTGAATATGGGCAAGTTCATGCACAAAATGTAACTGGCGCAACGTATTTTTGGTATGATAAATTAATTTAGAACTATATAAACAAAACTTGAGTTAATTCTCTATTTTCCGCACTTTTTTTCCAATGAGTTCTACACATTGGTCAAGATTGTGCTCAAGGGCGCAATAAACTTAGTGTTGCGTCTGTATTTCGCTCAGACTGTGTGAAAACGGTTTAAGCTTCAGAGGTGAATGCAAAAGAGGCTGACGCCTGCGCTTTTAAGTAAAATCTGCATCATCTTTCTATGTAAATTTTCTAAGAAGTCATCAAAACGCGTGACCTTCTATCAGCAATCAGAGTTTTCATACAGCCTGCGTTCGAAGCTGCCCTTGGGCCCGCCTATGGCAGTTGAGTGCCAGGAGCGGACGTAACTATAATTATTAGGCACAATTGATAATGATCATATTATCTACTAACTTACTTTATTTACATATTCCAACCAGCTACCCAGCCTAAAGTAAGCTGGGTAGCTGTTTAAAATTAATTCATCAAATAGATGACAGTTGTGGCTTATTTTCCAACTACGTAAACAGGAATCCAGTTTTGTGGGAACTTATTTTCGTTCCATACATTCATGAATTTCTCCAGTCCCCAGAAGTCGGTTGTGACATAAAAAACTGCATAAAATATGTTGTAATCATTATCTCCGGTGTAACCCTTGACATCAGCAGCAATCTGTTCAATTGTCGACTTTAGTTTTTCTTCTGTAGACGCATATTTGTACTCTACTGCAGTGAATAGTTCTGGTATCAAAATATCAGGCTTGTATTCTTTGAAACTTTTAAGAAAATTACTTTTCGGGGTAATACTATTGTTAAAAATAACACTTAAAGTATCTTTGACTGCGTTATAAACTTCAGTTTCGGTTTTAGGGGGCGTTTCCATTCTCGCGGTAATCAAATGAGTATTTCTTAAAATCCTCTTAAGATATATTTGGCCTGCATTTCTTTTACGTTTCTCCCATGCTGACTCAGTAAACTCGAAAGATGAAAGAAAAACATTTAGTTTTGCCAAAAATACATTCTGAGGTTCTCTGAAATCCTCGCCGGTTACAAACTCACCGGAATGCTTAAGACAAGTAATATCTTCACCAAACATCTTTAGAAAAATACCAATGCAATGATTAAGATTTCTTTCATCAAGGTAAGCTAGAGTACTAAGGTATAATGATTCTAAATTCCATGTAAAAGATTGTTTTAATTCATTAATTTCCTCTTGGAGTTCAAATGAAACATCTACTTCAGGGTGGTTAGCTATCCATTCATCATACTGTTGTTCAGCTACACCTAGTTTTGCTTCTAAAGCTGCCGCATCTGCCAGCAGACTGTTTATTCTTTTCTCAATGTAATCCATTATATATCCTCTAGCACTTGATGTTGAAAATCCATATATCTAACTAATTAAGGAAGCCCTTCCTAACTCAAACGCTCATTATAAAAGGCGTAACCTGCTTATAATATTGTCTGAGCTTAAACTTTACAGCAACCTGTCAAATTATGTAAGACTTAACCGTACAAAATAATAACACCCATAATTAACCTACTCTGTAATGTTTACGCACAATATATCAATTAATTTCGCCCCCCTAAGAGCGTTTTTTGCTAAGGAGCATCTCTAAGAACGTCTCGGTTTTGACGTCTGCCTAGCATACTAAAATATGACATTAATGGTTGATCAATTTACTATGTCATGTCGATTCGCTAAACACATCAGCAAAATCAGAGAACATTCATATATAGTTTAGCTTAGGTCTGAGTGACAAACTTCTGCTTTTCGCTCAAAGCAGACGTTTTCCCCTGTCGCATCGTACATTAACGTATAGTTTGGATTAACTCTGGCCCTTGATTCTTAACATTCCCGACGGCACGCGTCACGGCGTGCCATATAAATTTATCAGCCGGCACGGAACCGTCGGCTGCAATTTCCGCCGCTTCTTTCCCTCCAATGTCCTGCCTCATCCATTCTCGAGCGACTTCTGGTGACAGTACCAGTGGTCGCCTGTCGTGAATATTTACCAGCCCTTTGTCGGCAGCAGCCGTCACTATCAGGAATCCTTCTGCTTCATCTCCACGTTCGAATGGTGTGCTGCCGATCGCCGCCATGAATATCGGCTGGCCATCGGCTCGATGAATGAAGTAGGGCTGCTTTTTGTCACCTTCCTTTTTCCATTCGTACCAGCCATCAGCAAAGCAAATTGCGCGACCATGTTGCCAGAGTGGTTTAAACATTCTGCTGGTGGCCGCAGTTTCAGAGCGTGCGTTAATTAGCGGTGGTTTATCCCACCATCCGGGGGCGTATCCCCAGATAACTGGATCAAGATGGAGTTTCTCGTCACGTTCGCTCAGAAGCAGAACTTTGGTTCCCGGCGCCACGTTGAAACGTCCGATCGGTTCCGGGTCATATGGAATGTCTTGCTCGGCTTCTTCTGCGAGAAGGGAGAGATAGTCTTGACGTGTCATTGACTGTGAAAAACGTCCACACATAGAAACCTCCAGCCATATGTAAGACTGAAAGTATAGGATATTGCCCTGCGCGAAACGATTTGAACCCTACACCCGAACACCAATACATGTAGTAAATGGCATTATTGGGACCTTAATCTGAAACCAGCCACATATCCGCCTCTTCAAACATTTCCTGAACAGTACGGCTTATCTGTTCTATTTTATGCTTGCTGGCGTCAACGCATTCAATTTTGGAAGGAAAAACCGTCCGAAACCGGTCCGAATATGTCCGAAATTTTGGCTAACTATATGATTTTTAGTACCTGAAAATACACCTTTATTTGTGCATTTTTGGTTCTAAAGGGTTGTTATTGCATTGAAAATAAAGGATAAAAAATAATTTTGGAAAAAACAGGAATCGTATTCGGTCTCTTTTTATTTGGCGAATGCGATACCATCCAGGGCAAAACACGTCTTATCGCATGCTGCATTCTCCATAAACCATACCATACTCCTGCCCACGATCGTCCAGGCTTTTTTACCATCATTGCTAAAATTATAACCAGGTACCCTTGTACTCTGGAGGCGACATGGGACGACCTGACAATATCTATCAACGAATCGACGGTACACAGTGGCGTCACGTCTGGGTGGTTGGGGATATCCACGGCTGCTTCTCGATGCTGATGGCTAAACTGCGCCAGTACCGTTTTGATCCCTGGCAGGATCTGCTGGTTTCAGTGGGGGATGTTATTGACCGTGGACCAGACAGTTTGCGTTGTCTGAAATTATTGCGTAAACGCTGGATTGTCGCGGTCAGGGGGAATCATGAACAGATGGCGCTGGACGCGCTGGCGACGGGGGATCAATTCATGTGGTTAATGAATGGTGGCTCGTGGTTTGCGCAGGCGGAGCAACCGGCAGCGAAATTCGCTCTTGAAGAGTGTTGGCAATTACCCTGGATTCTGGAGCTGCACTGTCAAAACGGCATACACGTTATTGCTCATGCCGATTACCCGGATGATGATTATCAGTGGCTAAAAAAGATCGATTTACAGCGTGTGCTGTGGGATCGTTCGAGGCTAATGAACAACGGTTGTGGGATTCGCGGCGCGGATCACTTTTGGTTTGGCCACACGCCGTTGCGCCATCGGCTGGATCGCGAGAATCTGCATTATATTGATACCGGTGCTGTATTTGGCGGCGAGTTAACGCTGGTACAACTGCAATAATCAAAAATCGCTGTATTCCTGGGCCGGGTGCCAGAAACTTTCGATGTAGTCATCCGCGGGTAAACACCCTCCGTTACGAATACGTTGATCGTCCATCGATATCAGGCACTGCTGCTCAGTTTTGTAGACATCAACCACGATATCTTCACAACCGCCATCCAGGTAGCACACAAAAAGAACCAGCGTGAACAT